CAACAAAACCAATTGAGCTTGAAATTCCAGCGAATAATTTAAGAGTTATTACTGCTGCATACATCAATAATTTCTCGGACATTCGTGCTTTCTATGCAATTACTAATGATCCGGAAGAAGAATTGATTTATTATCCTTTCCCTGGATATGATAATTTATTAGAAAGTGGTCAGATTATTGATTTTAATAAAAATAATGGAAGACCAGATGCTCTTGTTTCACCAGTTGATACTAAAGCTTTTGAATCCGTTTCATTAACCTTCAAGGATTATGAATTTACTATTGAAAATTTACCATCGTTTAAATTCTTTAGTATAAAGATGGTGGCAACATCTACAAATCAGTGTTATCCACCAAGACTTCGTGATTTCAGAGCAATTGCTTTTGCGTAAAATGAAAAAAATTAAAGTTGAAAACAATACAAATCTCTATAGAGATTCTAATACAAATGCAATAGTTAACACAAATACTACCGAATACAAAAATTATATGAATTCATTAAAATACAGAAAGAAAGAAATTTCAAAAATCAAACAAATTGAAGATGATGTGAATTCGGTAAAACAAGATCTTCAGGAAATTAAGGATCTACTAAGATGTCTAATCAAAGAATAACATTCAATCCTCAAGTAAATGTTCCTTATGGTGTTAATCTGACCCTTTTTCCGGGGTCAGATTTCCAGGTAAACTTTAATACGTTTGATATTAATAGTGGAAAATTTGATTTTGATTCATGGTCAGGTTCATCCCAGATGACAAAGAGTGTATCCATCGGATCTTCGATGTATGCATACGGAACTTTTACTTTTAGTTTTGTTAGTGCATCAAATGGTCAATTTAAAATTGCCATGGGATCAGCAGAAACTAGAAATCTTAAAGAGGGTAGATATTATTATGATATTTTAGTGAGTTCTGGAACCACTGTATATAAAATTGTAGATGGCAATATCTTGGTTCAACCAGGTATATCTTCTGCTCCATAAATAATTTTAAAGTCGAAATAAAATGGCACAACCAGCATCTAGGCAAGATTTAATTGATTATACTAAAAGGCAGTTGGGTGCTCCCGTATTAGAAATCAATGTTGCAGATGAACAAATTGATGATCTAGTCGATGATGCTTTGCAATTTTTTCATGAAAGACATTTCGATGGTGTAATAAGAACATATCTAAAGTATAAAATAACACAAGATGATATAGACCGAGGAAGATCAAGAGGTGGTTCAACGGTTTCTGGTATCACTACAAATACAGTAACACAAACTGTTGGATCAACTTCTTCATTTGCATTTGAAGAAAATTCAAATTATCTACCAGTTCCAAGTTCTATTACTGGCGTAAATAAAATCTTTAGACTTCAATCATCATCTGCAACTAGTGGATCGATGTTTAGTGTGAAGTATCAGTTGTTTTTGAATGATCTCTACTATTGGGATTCAATTGATCTTCTTCAATATTCCATGGTTCAATCTAAATTGTCCGATATTGATTACTTATTAAATCCATTAAAACAGTTTAGATTTAATCAAAGGCAAGATCGTCTTTATATTGATATGGATTGGGGAACATTAAGTGCTAACGATTATTTTGTTATTGATTGCTGGAGACTTCTTGATCCAAGTGAATATACTCAAGTTTGGAATGATTCATTTCTTAAGATGTATCTGACTGCCCTTGTAAAGAGGCAATGGGGACAGAACCTCATGAAGTTTCAAGGAGTAAAACTTCCTGGCGGTGTTGAACTTAACGGTCGTCAAATGTTTGATGATGCAGAGAAAGAATTAGATAGAATTCGAGAAAAGATGTCCTCTACATATGAACTTCCACCTCTAGATATGATCGGTTGATATCATGTTAAATCCTTACTTTCAACAAGGTTCACGAAGTGAGCAAAATCTAATTCAAAACTTAATCAATGAACAGTTGAAGATGTATGGTGTTGAGGTTTATTATATTCCTCGACAATATTTGACAAAAACCACAGTTATTGAAGAAGTTATTCAATCTGAATTTAATAACGCATATCCAATTGAAGCATATGTTAATAATTATGATGGATATGATGGTCAAGGAACTCTATTATCCAAATTTGGTATTCAAGATCTAGATGATCTTACTCTTATTATTTCAAAAGATAGGTACGAAAATTATATTACACCATTAATTAAAGATCTTCCCAATATTGAGTTAGCAACTAGACCAAAAGAAGGAGATTTAATTTATTTTCCATATGGTGATAGGTTATTTGAAATTAAATTTGTTGAACACGAAAAACCTTTTTATCAGTTACAAAAAAATTATGTTTATGAACTGAGATGTGAATTGTTCAGATATTCTACAGAAGTTGTTAATACAGGTGTTGATGAAATTGATGATAATTTAAAAGATCAGGGTTATATTCAAACATATAAAGTTTCTGGTATTGGAGAAACCGCTTCTGCATATACAGGAATTGTAAATGGAGCCCTATCTTTATTCACACTCTCAGATAAAGGTTATGGTTATAATGCACCAATAACCTTAGGTCTTTCTACAGCACCTTCTGGTGGTATTAATGCTGCTGGTATTGTAACGGGAAGAACTACATATGGATCTAATGGAGATCAATTCCTAGCAATTCAAGGTGTTGAATTAACAAACCCAGGTGCCGGTTATACAGTTTCTCCACTCATTACATTTACTGGTAGAACTACTGGTGTTGGTGCTGCAGCAACCGTAGGTATTGTAACTATGGGCGCAGTTGGTATAGTAACAATTACTGATGTTGGTTCTAGTTATGTCAGTGAACCCACTGTAACATTCTCTTCACCTTCTGGAGCAGGAATAACTGCAACTGGTAGAGCAATAATTTCTTCTAATAATACAGTTACTGCTGTAAGAATTACAAATTCAGGTGCGGGTTATACAGTTGCACCGACTATTACTTTCAGTCTTCCAAATCAAGTTGGAACTGGTAACTTTGAATATAATGAGACTGTAACAGGAACATCAGGAAATACTGGTATTGTTAAATCTTGGAATGTTGGTACAAAAGAATTGCGTGTATCAAATTTGACCGGAGACTTTGTTAATGGAGAAGTTATTACTGGAGAAACTTCTGGAGCTCAACATAAAATTGTCATCATAAATACTATTACAGATAATCCATTGATTTCGGATAATACATATGATGTTCCTGAGGATTCTTCATCAACTGAAGAAACAAATCCATCAAGTTCTTATAATGAGAATGTCAACATTCAGTCTGAGGGAGATGACATTCTAGACTTTACAGAAAGAAATCCATTCGGAAGAGTTTAATTTAAGAGAGTATAACTATGTTTGAATACTTCTATAACGAAATATTAAGAAAAACTGTTATTGGATTTGGTACGCTCTTTAATGATATCATTATCAAAACTACTGATGCTAGTGGAAATGTAACTGCAACCACGAAAGTTCCATTAGCATATGCACCTCAGCAAAAGTTTCTTGCTAGATTGGAACAGTCCGAAGATTTAAATAAAACAACTCAAATTACATTACCAAGAATGTCTTTTGAGTTTACTGGTTTACAATACGACTCTTCAAGAAAAGTAACCACAACTCAAAAGTTTATTTCTCCTGCAGCAAATGGAGATGGAACTATTAAAAAAACATATATGCCAGTTCCATATAATATGAGTTTTGAGTTAAATATTTACACAAAAATAAATGATGATATGCTTCAAATTGTGGAGCAAATTTTACCATATTTTCAACCATCATATAATCTAACCGTAACTCTGCTATCAAATATTAACGAGAAACGTGATGTTCCAATTGTTTTGGAAGGTATCACAATGGATGATCAGTATGAAGGTAATTTTGATACTAGAAGAGCATTGATTTACACTTTAAGATTTAGTGCTAAAACATATTTGTTTGGACCTCCTGCAAGAGATGTATCTTCTCAAATTATCAAAAAAGCAGATGTTGGATACTATGCTGCCGATGTTGCTAGAGATAGAAACAATAGAGATGTTACTTATTCCACCATTCCAGAAGCACTTGGTGAAAAAGATAATCTTGTATTGACAGCAACTACTGCTGATATTGATAAAACCGATGAAACTGTTGAACTTCAATCGATTGCAAATATTATAGAAGAAACTTATATTTCAATCAATAATGAAGTTTTATATGTCAAACAAAAATCCGACACAGAAAATAAAATTCTTGTTAGAAGAGCTCAAAATGGAACTGCGGCAAGATCGCATGTTTCTGGCACAAATGTAACTAAATTAACTTCTTCAGATGATAATTTAATTACACTTGGTGATGATTTTGGATTTGATGGAGGATTTATCTAATGTCTAGAATAGACGACAAATTAGATGAAACTTTTAATATATCTCCATCCGATGAAGAAGAATCTGATGTTGTAGATGTAAAATCAGAAATTATTGAGTCTGTTGATGAAAGTTCTAATTTAGAAAAAACAGAAGATACTTTAAAAGATTATGAATATACTAGAGGAAATTTATACTCTTTAATCGAAAAAGGACAAGAAGCAATAAATGGCATTCTTGAACTTGCACAAGAAACTGAACAAGCAAGAGCATATGAAGTTGCTGGTCTATTGATAAAAAATGTTTCAGATGCAACTGATAAATTGTTAGACCTGCAGAAAAAAATGAATGACTTGAATCAATCTACCAAAAAACAAAATCCAACAACTGTCAATAATGCATTATTTGTTGGATCAACTGCAGAATTATCAAAACTTTTAAATAGCAAATCATTTAAAAATATACAAAACGAAACCTTGAATAAATAGGCTGAGAAGATTTTTGAATAAGATAAAAAGGAGTTGAAATGGGTATTTCTACCATTCGTCTTAAAAGGTCTTTTACTGAAGGATCTCAACCAACTATAGAGCAATTAACTACAGGCGAATTAGCTATCAATCATTATGATGGCACAGTTTTCGTAAGACAAGATACTCAAG